TGCATTCACTTATATTTACCATTGTCCACCTCCGCCGCATTGACACGTTTTCCGATTGTCAACCAAATGTCGCACTGCATAATTATTTCCAGCGCCCACCCTTTGATGAGCGTCGGATCCATTGTTCCTACCTGCGGGTCCGTTTGCCGACTTATTGCATCGGCAAGATCTTTGATCCTTTCCGGGCATCTTACACTAGCCGGCGCAACACCTAACGGAGGCTTAGTCAAATTCTCTGTTTTCGTATTCATCCTCCTCCCCCTTTCTGTGATAAGATCTGTTCTTTCCGTCCCTCCTCTTGTAGTCCTCGCATATACTTACATCGTGATACGGATTGTCAGGATCCTCTTTTACTCCATGCAGGTCGCATTCCGTCGGCGCGTACCCACAGAAGGTTGCTCCGGTATGGAGATATTCACAGTTCTGGCAGCTGTCCTGCTGTTCATCCACAAGAGCGAAGATCATATCAACAATCTTTTCATCGTTGCTGTTGTCTGAATCGTACTCGATTTCGACATGCTGTATGGGCTTTGAATAGTTCCCGTATCGTATCCTAACCATAGTCACCTCCTACCATGTGGTATAGACATCAATCGTTCCATGGCTGCATCCGGTGTCATAGACCTTCCCAGGTCCCACGCTCGTCATCACAATGGTGTAGAAATCGTGATCGGAGCTGGCTACACAGATATATCCGTCCTCGTCCCGGATTGTTCCATCATCGGCCACATGCTTCCCTGGGATATCAACTGCCGTTGCCTGACCTGCGGCCTCTTTGGTAGAATACCAGGTCTCATGATGGCCATAGACATTGATTGAGCCGTTGTCATGTGTCAGATGGTTCTCGCAGATGTTGTACGGTGCCGAGTATTGGAGCTGCACCCAGCCGTAACCGTTCTCGTTGATTTCTCCGAAGATCTCTTCGGTTGTAACAGCTGTCCGTTCAGCTGTCTTTCTCTCGGAATTGAACACCATCTTTCCTACCGATTCCGACTTTTTATCGGTTTCTGTGGCAGCTTCCGTGGCTTCTGTAACCGGTTCCGTTGCCTTTTCCGTAGTTACCTGAGCCTCTGTGGCGATTATAGCCTGCTGCTTTTTTGCAGCGTTTTGGTTCATTTCGCTGCGCTCTGGCAGCACATTCGCTTCGGCCACCTGTTCAGCTGCGGATACATCTTCACTGATCATCCCGCGGATTGTGGCCACCCAGAGAGCAATCAGAGCCAGGAGGGCGGAGATCATGAGGACATATAGGCAAGTCTTTTTCATTTCGACGGCCTCCTTTCTCCGATCAGCTCTTTCTTCCGTCTTTCATCATCAGCCTTCTTCCAGGTCGTGTAGAGAGCGATACAAAGCGGATCCTTCACCCATTCACAGGCGCATGCCTTGTAGTATTCCTGCTTCACGCTCTCCAGTGCTGCTTCTACCGTCATCTCAATACCTCCACTTTGAACCTCTCCCCATCCAACCATGTTGCATTTCCACAATCATCAATCAGACAGATTTCTCCATCTTCGCCAATATAGAAACCGTCGATGTCGCAGTAGACCAGTCGTCCCTGTTCTGCCAGCTGGTAGATAACATCCTCTGACGGTTCTTTGCCGGTGATGGTGTCAATCACTCTGAACCGGATTGGCTTTTCCAGCTTGGCCTTGAGCTCTGTAATCGCCTTGATCGCTCCGTTGCAGGCTTCGACGGATATCCGGTTGTCCGGATTAAGATCCAGCTTCGTCAGGTTTTCACCAGTCAAAGGATTGAACGTGAACATATCAACCGTGAATTTCAATCCTTCGATAATCTCGTCAATCGTCATCCTATACCTCCCTATGCTCTCCTAATTCCATCATCCACTATCTCGCAGCTTCTCAGTGTATTTTCGTGCAGTTGGTCAAAGCACCTCTGTGTCATATATAGGACACCATCAACCAACATACAATCCGACGTCTGCAATTCGTATGTTGTGAAGCCATACCTTTTTGCCCACTTTTTATTGATCCTTCGTTTCCTGTGTTTCCTGTTCTGATAATGCCTCGTGGTGATCACAACAGGATACCCGTTTATGAAATCACCCATTCTGCACCTCCGTTGTCAGCGGATCAAACCTATCAATCTTTTCTTTATCTGTCTCGACAAACAAAATATCCGACTGCCATTTGGCATTTTTGTTATATGCAGCCAGACCATGATTCATTCTTCTTGCAGCCTCGCCCGTAAGCTCTATCGTGTCCACTTTTTTTAGTTTGTCGATAATGTCCTCTTTGGACCAATCCGCTCCAATAAGTCCTATTGGCAAATTATAAAAGGTGTGAATATTATCATTATCCGGAAGCAAGCTAATGGCTTCATCAGCTGTTATTATCTTTCTCATCTGTTTTCCCCTTTCTGAACTGTGCCGCATTCGGACACGTTGCGAAGTGAGAAGTATATCCCACTTTATCTCCGCCCGGATCGAACTGTGTCCTGACGATGGTCCCATTCTCTGTTACCAGCGTCAAAGCGCCTTTCGCTCCTGGGTGAAGGTTCTCCGAATAACTGATCGGCGCCGCATCAACCGGCATCGCCTTCCCTGTCCCCTTCATCTTGATCCATTTGATCTCTGCTCCGCAGCTCCTGCATGTGCTCATCTTTGCATCTCCTTTCCACCAGATCTTGAACCACATTTACGCAGATGAGTGTAATCATGAAGATCAGAATCTCACCTACCGGAACGAACAACATGCATCCTCCGATAATCATCAGCGTATCGTTCCCGGAGAAGATAAATGCAAATATGCAGACGATGTATGCAATCACCGCTAAAATGAGAAGCACCGACAATATCTTTGTTATCGTCTTTTTGCCCATCAATTCACTTCCTCTCCATCATGTATTCCCGTTAGACATCTGCAACTGTCCCATTTGACGTAGTAACCACAGTTGAAGCAGTAGTTCTCGACCACCCCGTGGGAGAGTGTTGATCCGCAGTTCCCGCAAGTCCAATAGTCGTGTTTCTTGCTGTATATGCCCTTGTGGTACTTCGGCTTGGCACCCTCCCGCTGTCTGATGGCCTGTTCCATCTGCTGTGGGCTCAGTTCGCAAGTTATGAAATACTGCTTTTCGCTCACTCTTCCTCCTTCATGATCGGATCCGGCATCGGCATCCAGGCAATAACCTCTTCTCCTTCCGGGAAATGTGTGTTTTCTTTCATGTTCGTCAGGCATTCCCAGCGTTTCTCTTTGAAGTTGTATGATGCAAGAGTTACAAACTCGTCGTTGCAGCAGGCCAGAACCACTTCATAGTGACCAGGCATTTTCTCGGAAACGGGGATCCACATTTCCTCGGTGCTTAATTGAGCGGTCAATTTCACCTCTATTCTCTTCTTGTATGTCGAATCCTCTGTGTCCGTAACATCAATCCACGCTTCCTTGATCATATATATGTCCTGCCATACCTCGAATGCCTTTTCGCAATCCTTCACGTTCAGAGCAGAGTCATAAGTCCACTGCTCCTCTATTGCGCCTTTATCGTTTTTATACTTTATCCTCGGCCAGTACAATTTCATGCTTCCACCCCCATTTCTGCCAGCTTCTTCTTCAGCCTCAGATTCTCTTCTGCAAGCTTAACCGCTTTTATCTGATCTTTAGTCAGCCAGTATCGCTTAATGTTGTCCTTTATCCTCCGTTGATCTAGCGTTCCTTTCCGAAAATCCCTCTCATAGCATTCGAGGAAGATGTATCCAATTGCTTCCATGAGCGTTGCCAATGTGGAGTTACTGCTGATTCCGATTGCCTGACCGTCCATGTACAATCTCTTGTCATCCGCTTCAATCTCGATCCGGAGAGCGTCGCACAGAGGCTTGATCGCATTGATCGCTCTTTCAGTATCCGGAGTCATCTTGGTAAGATCCTTTTCATTCGTCATATCTAATTCCTTTCGTTTTACGATTAGCACCGCTCACATCCGCAATCTGGCGGCGTGGCCACCGGTTTGCTTCTCTCGATGCTAACCTTGTCCCTTTTCCTCAGTGATACTTTCTTGTCGGCATACTGGATGCCGTGCTGCATAGCAGTGATCGAGAAGAACATTCCCCGGACGATCCCCTCCTGATAGCTCTCGTCCTTGTCCTCGAACTGCTCCAGCCTGGATTTCAGTTGATTCACAATCTCTTTCGTTTCAATGTCCATCTCTTCCCTCCTTGTCATCTCTGCTTGCTGCAACCATCAAAGCCATGAGAATCAGTCCGAAGAAACATCCCACGACAAAGCCTATTATTAAGCCCACAACCATTTGCTACTCCTCCTGATAGTCCACCTAACTCACCAACCTATACCGGTCGAAATGCGTTTGATCTCCGTACCGGTTCTTCGTGTTCACCCGTTCCTTCTCGAAGTTGTATCCGCGATCTTTCAGCTCGAAGATCCGAGCTCCCAGCTGCGTGATTCCGAGTTCGGAATAAGCCTCCCAGGATGTGATTGAGCCAAAGTCTTTGATGTACTGAAGGACTCTATCCCTCTGCGTCACCTTCTGAGCCATTCCCCTGCACCTCCTTTCTTCCGAAGTTCTCCCAATACGGATCCAGCTTCGCACCCTTGGTGAAGTAGGTGTCTCTGAT